TTACAAAAGCTGTCACCTACATTAGACGAACGTCGTCCACGTGGTATACGCATGCAAGTTTACAAAGCGTATGACGCTGGGTTAGTAGAGTTAATACAAAAGAAGCATGGTGACTTTGATTATGAATACATGGCGGTAAGAAAATGATTGACATAATAATGTTTTTGATCATACCCATTAAGATCGCTATAGCACTTTACATTACGTATCACATTTATGCATGGGTGTTAGGCTTATGACAGCAATAAAAGAAGTTAGTGTGCGTGACGAATTAAAACGTGCAGAAGATGCATTTTACGATGCCATGTTTGTTGAAGACGAAGAAAAAATGTTAGCAGCAAATTATGCCATTGTTTATTACCAATCATTTGATGGGCATTATTGCCCGGAATACCCAGGTTTTTAAGGAGGAGAAATGAAACTAATAGAAGCTGCAGTGAAGATAGACAAAATACTGCGTGAATCAATTGATAAAGGTTCTGGTTTTTATGATACGTTAAGTAAGATAAAAGCTGTGAAAGTACATGGCATGGAGTTTACCAACTCCATGTTACTAGAAGTTATGTTAGAGTATGCTAAAAACTTTTCTGATTTTGTGAAGACAGAAGAAGATATACAAGAGATGTTTGATAAAGCAGAATCTAGTTGGAATAAAAAATTTAACTAATGGACATTAATAGTGTACCAAAGGTGACTATTACGTGGCTCGATGCCCGTGATATGGAAACTGGTTGGCTTGATATTAAAGAAATTGTAAACGCTCCATTGGCCGTCTGCCAGGAAACTGGCTGGATGGTCGTGAATAATAAAGAGAAGGTAGTGATTATGAGATCTTGGTGCGTGGACCGGGACGATAACCATGGTGGTGGAGCAGTAGCAATACCAAAAGGTTGGGTAACAAAAATACAATATTTACAGGAAACACATGCAGACGTACGAAATTAATTTATGGTTAGATAAAAAGGTAATAGAAAAGATAGTAAAGCAATTTGAGAAAGATGAAGATGTCATGGAGTATATCAAAAATAACTTTGATACAGCTCCTAGTCCAGAGTTTCCTTCCTTAGACCCAGATCGTGGTTATACCAGGCCTAAAGCTTCCAAATATATTATCACATGGGCTAAGGTCCATACATATGTAAGAAAGAAAGGTCCAACTAGAATACAGTTGACAGAAGAAGAAAAGGAAATACAGAAGACTCTTGAAGCATCAATAACTAAAGAAGCCATTGATGAATGGGGTCAAAATGAAATGCTACGTGAAGTAGAAAAAGATTATTGGAGTCACCCAGATGCAACAGGCCTTGAAGAAAAGAGATAGACAAGGGTTAACACCCAAACAAAAGAAAGTGTACGACATCATAAAAGCCTTTATAAAACAGAATGGTGTGTCACCATCTTACGAAGAGCTGAAACAGCTTATGGGGTCAAAATCTAAGTCACATGTACATAGTTTTGTGCATCAATTAATAGAACGTGGATGGTTAGGAAAAGGAAATGGCAGAAATCGGTCAATTTATATTTTGTAATGTGTCACCTATAGTGGTATATTTGCTAAAAAGTTTTTTTTATTTTGTTACCGGGAACCAAACTGGTGCCACAGTGACACAATTGGTGATTAAACTATATAATTCAATGACTTATGTTGTGGCACCTATGTGTCACTACTCTAGACGACGCAAGGCACTTTTTTGTTTTTTGGAAATAAAAATGAGTAAAAACTCAACTATACTGCGAGGTTTAGCATGGTAGATAAAAGAATTAGTAGTGCCACAAGTGGTGCCACAAATATGGCAAAAAGATATCCAATTAGAGATGATGGATTGACAGACAAACAACGTATATTTGTACAGATATATACAGAGAACGAAGGGAGGTTGACACCTACAGAATGCGCAAGACAAGCTGGATACAAAGAAGACAGAGCAAACACGACTGCGTCAGAATTATTGAATGGCAAACGCTTCCCAAAAGTAGTAGAAGCTGTGCTTACAAGAAGAGCAGAGATTGAAAAAACACATGAAGTCAAACTCAACAAACATGTCCAGGAGCTGGCAAGATTGCGTGAGAAAGCTCTTGGTGAGAAGTCCTATAGTGCTGCTGTTAATGCTGAGCGCTTGCGAGGGCAAGCTGCAGGATTGTACATCGATAGAAAAGAGATCAGAACTGGTAGTATTGACTCTATGTCTAGAGAAGAAGTTTTAAAGGCATTAAAGGAAGTTGGATTAGGAGGTAAGTTTGAAAAGAACGGAGCAGGAACAAAACTATCAATCGAAGAGGAATCCAATAGCCAAGTCATTAAAGACATCACGCCAGTGGAGTCAAAAGATAATCAAGAGCAAGAAGAAGTATGACCGTAAAGACGGAAACAAATTTTTGGAAGACTTTAAAAAAGTATTTAGACAGTGGTAATTACATATCATCAAGGCTAGAAAGTTACGTTACGCCAGGATTCCCAGATTGTTTAGTTTATCACAACAAGACAGGATTCTTTACATTAGAATTAAAGGTCGTAAATAGTAGTACCAAAGTGGTACTATCTCCCTTTCAAATTGCCTGGAATTCACGTCATGGAATAGCAGGAGCACAGTCATATATCTTGGTTACCCTGCCTGACAGAGGCGAGGTCAAAATGTTTCATGGGTGCAAAAGCGTGGAGCTCGGCCAAAAGACCGTGGACCAAGTGCCTGGGCTGTACGAAGGACGGCTCATGGATCTCGATTTTTGTCAAGTTATTTCAAACTCCCAAACTCCCTAATATAAACTAAGTTGTGGACAAGCTGTGGATAACTTGCCGGCCAGGCGCCGGGCGCCCGGTGCGCAGCTGGGGGATTAAAGCTCCCCGAAACTCCTTAAAAACTCCCGAAAACTCCCAAAAAAATACCCTGACCCAGCGGCCGGGCATCCTGCTTCGCAGCGTGTCCCGCGGGCCCAGCAGTCAAACTCCGAAACTCCCGTAAAAAAACTAAGGTTTCTGCCATTTTTGTTCTCCATCTGCTCAGGTTACACCGGGCGCGCCCGCTGGTCTTCTGCGTGCAACCTTTGGAATAAAATCCGCAGAAAACAGGGAAAAATTTTTGACTTCCATCTTGACTTTCCTGGAAGCAGGTGTATGTATATACCAGGCCGGGACACAAATAAGTATCCTGAAGATATAGAAAGGGCGGAAATGCTAGATTTTTTACTTGGGATCCTACTTCCCCTGAAGCTCCTGCTGCTGGGCTACGCTGCGTGGCAGCTGCTGCACTGGCTGTTGTAGCTGCTGCGCCAGCCAGTTAAACTCCGAAACTCCCCATCTTAATTATTAAACTAATAAGGTTCGTGGTTCTCGGAGCTGGGAGGCCGGGCGCCCGCCGGGCTGAAACAGGCTGGTAAATTTTATTACTTCACACTTGTCATCACATTGGATTCGTGATATGACTGCAGATAGAAAGAGAAAGGACTACTATGATTCGTTGGAACAAATGGACTAGAGATTATACATATACTTATGAATGGCATGATGGGGCTTGGCGATTTATCCACAAGAAAAGTAATCGACCCATTGTACATTGGTTTAAGTCATGGTATAATACATCATACTTCATGCTTTGTAGGCGTTCGTATAAATGAGGTATCGTTAACTAATTGCCGAATCTTCCGATAGGCAATACGAGGCAAGATAAACGGAGTTATTCGGCTCTTGCCTCAAAACTCCAAACTCCCAAAACTCCCCGAAACTCTTATGATATTATATAACCACGTCTTGACCACACGCCCGGGCGCCCGCCGGGAGTTCCTGCTGACGCTAACCCATTTGTTTCCCGGGCATAAAAAAAGGGCGATATTATTATCGCCCTCATCAACCATATAATTGTAGGTATATGTTACATGGTTAAACCCATTCTCTTTAAGACATATCCGACCTCGCTTTGTAAATGGTGTATTAAGTCTGCTCTATTGTCTTTGTCTTGTGCAACCCATTCAATGACTGCATTACATAGAACACCACTTATTAACTTCCAGTCCATGCTATCTTTCTGAGGTACTTTACTTATTAGTTCTTCTACATTACCTAAAGTAGCTTGGCTCTTGGAATACTCTAACACCTCTTGAAGAAGAGGTGTAACATCGACATTATTAATAGTTTTTGTTGGTACGATATCGTTAGGCATGAATTTCCCACTCCCCAACTTCGTGACCATTGACTTCAAATACAGTTTCAGGGTTTACGTTCGCCCATCTTCTGTGTACTTGGTCAATACCATTACCTATTCTATAAACTAAGACATAGTTTTGATGCTCAGTTACATTACTAGGAACTGGATTGTTAGTGTGTCGCCAAGCGTTACTACCTAAGATACCTCTCTTAACTACTGACACCTCGCCTTTGTTGTTAAACCATTTGCAAGAGAACATCTTGTTCTGTCCTACCATGGTCTTGAATTCTGACTTTGTCATATATACCTACTTTCTATTTATTATTACTTGTACCATAAGTTAGTAATCCTTGTACTACTAATTGCATTATGTTGTGGATAACCTGTGGATAAGTCGGCCGGGACATTAAGACGCACGCGACAAGATGTCGCACCCGGCGCCCGGGAACTCTTGCGGCTCACTCCTTCGGAGTTCGCCGCCCGGTAACTACGCGAAGACCCATCCCCCCCTTTTTGTATCTAACATCCATATAGTGCTGCGTTACACTGTTTGAGAGTGACAATATGCTACAAAAACGTTATATTGGAGTTTCAAAAAAATTTTTGCAAAATGGAAAACATTTCAGAGTTAGAATCTTTAGATACCAATACACTTAAACTGTTGCTCAAAGACGCTATGGATAAAAAGCGTGATATAGCACAAGGTGATTTTTTAAAATTTGTCAAAGAGGTTTGGCCTGATTTCATTGAAGGTAAGCACCATAAAATTTATGCAGAAAAATTAAATCGTATTGCAAATGGTGAGCTCAAACGTCTGATTGTCAATATGCCTCCTCGACATACAAAATCAGAGTTTGCATCTAATTTGTTTCCTGCATTTTACATGGGACGTCACCCAAAGGCCAAGCTTATACAAACCACACACACTGGTGAACTAGCAATCCGTTTTGGACGTAAGGCTAAGAACATGATAGAATCATCAGAATATGAAAAAGTATTTCCAACAGTTACACTTGCAGCTGACTCCAAGGCTGCTGGACGTTGGGAGTCAAATCATGGCGGTGAGTATTTTGCTGCTGGTGTTGGGGGTGCTATTACTGGTCGTGGTGCCGATTTACTTATTATTGACGATCCTCATTCTGAGCAGGATGCTCTCTCGCCAACCGTTTTAGATTCACACTACGAGTGGTACACTTCAGGTCCACGTCAACGTTTACAACCTGGTGGCTCGATCGTTTTAGTCATGACACGTTGGTCAACAAAAGATCTTACTGGCCGACTGCTCGAGGCCCAAGGAAAAGATGACATGTCAGACCAATGGGAAGTTGTCGAGTTTCCTGCAATTATAAACGAAAAACCCATGTGGGGTAATTTCTGGTCCATGAAAGGTCTACAAGGT